CCTCCCTCTCCCCCCGGGAGTTTCCCCGATGGATTTGCCCCAAGATCGTTGAGTTGGCGGGGAAAATGGACCCACCATCATACCTGAAAGGCGTGATCGAAGCATGGCTAAGCCCGGAAATCTCACGATCGTCATTTCTGCAAGGATCGGCGCCGGAGAGCCTCACGACATCGGCGAAATTGAACTTCCCGTCGTCACAGAGAACACCCACACCGCCGGCCATGTGACCATCACGGCAAGGGTCCGGGTTGATGAGGATGAACTGAAGCGTCGCCTGGATGAATTCGCCGCTGCCGTTTCCGATGAGATGGCAGTTGCCGCACCCAAGAAGCGACATGCCTGGGTACAGGAGGCGCTCGCTTTTGCTGAGGCTGGCAGGCGTGTAGCCATCATCGAAACCAAGGCCCAGGAGGCTCACGCTTGGTTCAACGAGTTCGTGGAAGTCCTCGACAAAAACCAAGTTGCCAAGATCTCCAGGACGAGCGGCCGTCAGGGCATCGACTTCCGCTCCGGAGGAGTCCTGAGGTTCACCTCCGTCCGCAGCCAGGGAAGCCGAGGCGCGTCGTTTGACCGCCTCTACGTTTCCGCCGCTGTCAGTGAGGAAGAGAAGGTGCAGCTCCCTCCGCTGGTTGACACCAGCGAAGAGCCGGCCATCATCAGCTTCCCCTGACATGCACGACCGCCCAGCGATCCAGGGAAAGCGGGACGAGGGCAACTCCATCCGGAGCATCGCGAGGGAACGCGGAGCCTCTCGGAACGCCGTCCGCCGGGCAATCCGGCCCGGCGCTCGCGATGGATACTACCGGCCCTCTGCAATTGAGGAAGCTGAGTCGGCCGTCCGCGACGTCCTGGCCGATTATCCGCAGATGTGCGTCGCGGACGTCGCCCTCCTGATCGACTGGAGGAAATCCCGCCGGCAGCTCTCGGATCTCGTCGCACGGCTCCGACCGAAAACCGCGAATGAGTGGCCGACGGTCCAAGCTCGCACGCTCGAATCACTCGCAACCGGCAAGCTCACCACAAAGCCACTCCGGTGCGGCTCGATGAAACTCGGGGAGTTGAAACTATGACCTCAGCGGAGAACCACATCGACCCTCCTGACCATCTTCCGGAGCCTGTCGCGGAAGTGTGGCGGGAGATCGTTGAAAGCAACGACCTCGTGGGAAACGTGGACCGCTCCGCACTGGAAACCTTCTGCACCCTCATGGCGAGACTCCGCGAAGCACGAACGCGCATCGAGGACGAAGGCATGGTGGTCACCGATCCCCGAGGCCGCGTCATCCCTCACCCGGCGCTCGCCGTCGAACGGTCCACCGCGGAGCAGATTCGGGCGTGGGGTGACCGCTTCGCCCCGCTCGTGAAGCCAGCCAGGAAACGCGGCTACGTGGCTGACGCCACGGCGCTGACCATCGCGGCCGCGAAACACCTTGAAGGGCCTCGCTTCGCTGGACCGGTGGCGGCCGTGAAGACACTTGCCTGGATGATCGATGAGGCCCAGCGAGACAGCATGGAAGCGCTCCAGAAGGCCATGACAACAACCGTGCCGAACTACCTCAAAGCTTGCGCTGAACTGCAAATTACACCCGCTTCCCTTCCGTCCGGCGCGGGGCTGACGGCCGTTCCGGCAGCTGAGGAATCCAAACCGGCAGAAGAGGGAAAGCCGGAGGGTGCGAATGTCTCAGACTTCCAAGCTCGCGCCAGGGCACGCCGCTCCGGTTAGTGGTCCCAACGCAGTAGATCCGGGCGATTACTACCGCTCGGTTTGCCATGTCGCAGAACCTGATCAGTCCGGAGCTAAGCGGAAGAAGATATTCGGCTACGCGGAACCTCGGATCTGCACGCCACCCCTCCGGGCCCTTACTCCGGAGACAACGCTCGGCTACGACGTCATTGACTTCGCACGCGATGTCTTGGGGCTCGATCTTTACCCGTGGCAGAAGGTCCTGCTCTGCCGCATGCTGGAGCTGCTCCCTGACGGGTCGCTGAGGTTCAGGACCGCAGTGGTCCTGATCGCTCGCCAGAACGGTAAAAGTACGCTTTCACAGGTCCTCGCCCTCTGGTTCATGATCGTTTGGGGCTGGCCGCTGGTTATGGGTACCGCCCAGGACCTCGAAACGGCCGAAGAAGTGTGGCAGGGCGCCGTCGATCTCGTGGAAGAGGACGAGGAACTCTCCAAACTCCTCAAACGCGTTGTCAAAGTCAACGGCAAGAAGGCCCTTGAGCTGAAGGCCGGCAGTCGCTACAAGGTGAAAGCCGCAAACCGTCGCGCTGGGCGTGGTTTCACCGGCAACCTGATCATGCTCGATGAGTTGCGCGAGCACCAGAACTGGGAAGCCTGGGGAGCGATCACCAAAACGACCATGGCGCAAGCCGAGGCTCTGATTCTGGCGCTTTCCAACGCCGGCGACTTGACCTCGATCGTTCTCCGATACCTCCGCAAGATGGCCCATGAGGCCATCGGAGATCCAGACGGCATCTGCGAGGAGATCGGGGCCGCGGGACCGTCCGCGCTCGACGTCGCAGACCTCACTGAGGACGATGAAGAACTTGATGATGACGAGCTGGCCGATTTTGAGCAGGATGAGGACACTCTGGGCCTGTGGGAATGGTCGATGGCTCCTGGAACGGACAAAAAGGACCGTCAAGGTTGGGCACAGGCAAACCCGTCGCTGAATTGGAACCCTGGATTCACCGAACGCACCATCGCAGCCGCCTGCAAAACTGATCCAGAGTGGGTTTTCCGCACAGAGGTCGGCTGCCAGTGGTCTGAAGGCACTCTTACCGGCCCATTCCCGCCAGGTGCGTGGGACAAGGGCAAGAACCCGGCGATAACCCTTGACGACGGCAAACTTGGCGTCGCGGAGGAACACCGGATAGTCCCCGGCTCGGAAGTGTGGGCAGGAGTTGACCAGTCTCACGATCGATCCATGACCTACGTAGCCTTTGGAGGCCTTCGAGCTGACGGCAAAGCGCAGGTGGAGATTGTGGCTGCTCGCCATGGCTCCGATTGGGTCAAGGGCTACCTGATGGACGAGAAGCGCCACGGACGCATCAAGGCAGTGGCGGGGCAGTCGAAGGGTGCCCCGATCTCGCCGCTCATGGAGAGCCTCGCCGCCGACATTGAGTTCACGATTCCTGTTGTCGAGTGGTCGGGCAGCGATCTAACCAACGGCTGGGCCGATGTCTTCGACTCAGTCAGGGACGTGACGGTTTTCCACAATCCACAGCCACCACTGGACACAGCTGCGGCGACTGCCGTGGTGAAGGTGTTCAGCGGTGGAGCGTCCATCCCCGACCACCGGGCATCACCAGCCGAAGTAGCGCCACTGATGGCATTCACAGCGGCCAAATGGCTCATGGGGCGCCGCGAGATAGCACCACCGCCCCCGCCCCCTCCGCCGGCAGCCGTTACTACAGCGGAAACAAGCTACGTCGAAGACAACGTGGCCCTCGTGGGCTTCTGATGAAAGGAGCATGGCATGGCAGATCAGTTGACAGCAGCTCCGTTATCGGAGAGAGGCTACGCAAACCAAGCATCTGAATGGTGGGCAGAACTGGACACGGAGGAGACTCCGGAACTGCGCTGGCCTCACAACATCGAGGTGTACGACCGAATGCGTCGCCAGGACGCCCAGGTCATCTCCGTCCTGAGAGCCATGACGCTGCCGATCCGGCGTACCAAGTGGAGGATCGACCCTAACGGTGCCCGCCCCGAGGTCGCCAGGCAGGTTGCAGACGATCTTGGCCTGCCGCTGGTAGGAGCTGAGAACGAACCCGTTCTTCGCACCCGCGATCGCTTCTCTTGGGCGGAGCATCTGCGACTGTCCTTGCTTATGCTCCCGTTCGGACACTCTGTATTCGAGCAGCTGTACCGCATTGACGACGCCGGTTGGGCTCGCCTCCGCAAGCTGGCTTGGCGCCCACCGAAGACGATCTCTCGCGTGGATGTGGCATCCGATGGAGGCCTTGTGGCCATTCATCAGCACGGGTCCAAGCGGCCGATGGGCGTAGACCGTTTGGTGGTTTACGTTCACGACCGTGAGGGTGGCAACTGGTTCGGCCAGTCCATCCTGCGGGCCGCCTACAAGGACTGGATCCTGAAAGACCGTGCGCTGCGCATACAAGCACAGACTCTGGATCGAAACGGCACAGGCGTTCCGGTCTATGAGGGCTCAAAGCTGCCTGACACCGTTACTGGCCAGGACCGGATTGACCGAGAGAAACAGGAACTGGACGCGGGTCTCAAGCTCGCCAAGGGACTCCGGTCCGGGGACAATTCGGGCGCATCGATTCCAAATGGTGCAGACGTGGAGCTGAAAGGCGTCACTGGGACTCTTCCCGACTCTGACAAGCCGATCCGTTACTACGACGAGCAGATAGCGCGTGCGGTCCTCGCTCACTTCCTAAACCTCGGTACCGAAACTGGCTCATGGGCGCTGGGGTCCACTTTCGCGGACTTCTTCACCATGTCGTTGCAGACATTGGCGATGCAGATCGCGGATACAACGACCCAGCACGTCATCGAAGACATCGTGGACGTCAACTGGGGTCCGAAAGAGCCGGCGCCGCGACTCGTCTTCGAAGAGATTGGGTCAAGGCACGCTGCCACGGCTGAGGCAATCAAGAGCCTCATCGAATGCGGTGCCATCAAGGCCGATCAGAAGCTGGACGACTTCCTGCGCACCGTGTACGGGCTGCCAGGAGCCGACCCAGCAACAGCTCGGGAACCACTGCCCAGAACCACACCTGCAACGGAGAACAAATGACAATCACCATGCTCAAGCCCTCCGCAGAACGGAGGGACTGGTATCGGATGGAAGCCACGGCAACGGGCGACACAGCCGATGTCTACATCTACGAGATGATCGACAGCTGGTGGGGAGTGGACGCGGCCCAGTTCGTCCGAGACATCGCCGCTCTCGACGTTGGAACCATCAACCTGTGGGTCAACTCTCCGGGCGGTTCCGTATATGACGGTGTGGCGATCATGAACGCCCTTCGCCGTCACAAAGCAACGGTCGTGGCCACGGTGGACGGTATGGCCGCTTCAGCAGCGTCGTTCATCATCCAGGCAGCGGACGAAGTGATCATGGGTCAAGGCTCCGAGCTGATGATTCACGACGCCTGGTCAATCGCTTGGGGTAACGCCGAAGCCATGCAGAAGGCGGCCGGAAACCTCGACCGGATCTCCTCCACTATCGCCGGCATTTATGCCGAGCGCGCCGGCGGGACCGTCGAGGATTGGCGGGCGGCCATGAAAGAAGAGACCTGGTACACGGCGGAGGAAGCAGTCGCCGCAGGCCTCGCAGACAGAGTGGCAGCAGCCGCCAAGAAGTCCGAAGCAGCCGAGGACGCCAACAACCGATTCGACCTCTCAATCTTTGCCCACGCCGGACGCCGCAACGCGCCCGCGCCGGCAGTGAACGCCGGGCATGAACGCCGGCAGAGCCTCAGCCTGATCAATGGCTCAGCGCTGATCGCTGCCACACATATGGCCGAAAAGGTCATCCCAACACCTCCGGCCGAGCCGAAGGACACCACCACCCCCAAAGAGAAAGGACCCGACACCATGTCGGCAAAACTGAACCAGGGGCTCCGTGAGCGGCTCGGCATCCCCGCCGCAGCAGAACTCGACGAGGACGGCCTTCTCGCCGCTCTTGACGAGGCGCTCGAAGAGCAGGAGCCTGCTCCCGCCGCATCCGCTGCCGCTCCCGGAACCGTCGTGCTGGATTCCGCCCAGTACGAGGAACTCCGCAACGACGCCGCTGACGGTCGCCTCGCGCGCCAGCAGCAGCTGGCCGAGAACCGCGCCACGCTCGTCAATGCAGCTGTTGAGGACGGCCGCATCCCGCCGGCCCGACGCGACCACTGGCTGAACGCCCTCGAAGCAGATCCGGGAGTCGCAGAGACCCTCGCAAGCCTCGAAAAGGGTCTCATCCCGGTAGCCTCCGTCGGCTACACGGGCGGCGTGGAGGAATCCACGGACGAAGCCGTCGCCTACGCACACATCTTCCCGAAGGAGGCCTGATTATGGGTCAGTACCTGCCCCTGTTTCGCCCTGGCCAGACAGTGACGTTCGGCGTCACCACGGCTGTTACCGGCGGTCACCCCGTTGAGGTTGGTTCTGCAGACCGTTCGGTGGCACCTGCGGCTGCTGCCTCCACCAAGGTTGTGGGCGTAGCCGGCCACGACGCTGCTGTGGGCGACAAGGTAACCGTCGAAGTCAATAAGCCGGTCCACTCGCTTACGGCCTCCGGAGCGATTACCCGCGGCCAGCGCCTCGAAACCGCTGGAACCGGCAAGGTTCGCACCCTGGCCGCCGGCACTGGCTACTACATCGCACTCACCTCTGCCGTTGACGGCGCTGCCGTCGAGGCTCTCGAACTCTAAGAAAGGACGGTAGTCACATGAGGACTTACCCCCTCACTCCGAGTCAGCTCTCGGAGGCGACAGCGGCACAGCTGATCGCGTTTGCGCAGTCTCCCACCCAACTGGCCCGCCGCCTTGGCGAGATCCTGACCGCCCAGCAATTTATCGGGCTGTTCCTGTTGCAGGGGCGTTATGACATCAAGGGCGGAGCCATTGCGGTTCCGTCTAACGAGAAGATCCGCACTGAGCGTGGTGCTGAGACGGTAGCCCCAGGCGCCGAGTACAAGCTGACGCCGCTGAGCAGTGAGCAGTACGAAATCTACACAGCTCAGAAGGACGGCATCGCCACCGAGGTTGTGGACGAGGAAGTTGGTCGCAGCCTGCGCCAGCCCATCGACGAAGCCCTGCTCTTCTTGCAGACCGAGTTGGTGTTCAGTGCCAACGAGCTGGCCTTGGGTGTCATTCAGTCCAGCATCACCCAGACCTTCACGGCTGGCGGCACCTGGACCAACGGCAAGCAGATCCTCAAGGACGCCCTGCGCGTTCAGGCCGCTGCCCGCCGTCTGAAGCTGGGTTTCGCACTCGACACAGTTGTGTTGAATGGTGAGCAGTATGCGGAAGTGATTCCCGAGTTGCTCGATGTCCTTCCGGACAACGACAACACGGCTCTCACCGGCGATTTCCCGACTATCGCTGGACTCACTTGGGTCTCCAGCGATGATGACGAGTTCTCTGACCCGCTGTTCGTTGATCGCCGGCGCCTCGGAGGCATCGGCCGCGAAAAGATCCCATCTCCGGAGTACAAGCCTGTTGGCAATGACACCGGTGTCGAGATCGCGACCTTCCGTGAGAAGTCCGACAAGACGCGCATTCAGGCAAGGAACCCGCACGTGCCGCTGGTGGCGAACCCGCTGGCTGGCTTCCACCTGACCGGGACGGGGGCATAGCCATGACGTACAAGGTAAATGCCACTGTTGTGAAGGTCGCTGTTGGTCCTGCTGATGGTAACCGCGTCGCTCGGTTCATCCATCGCGGCGGCATCATCCCTGAAGGTGTTGATCAGGGCCTGCTGGACAAGCTGGTGGAGCTGGGCCGAATCGAAAAGGTTACGGAAGAACCTGCCGAGGATCTGGCTGCTGAAGAAGCCGCGCGAGCTGCCGAGGCGAAGGCAGCTGCTGACGCGACGGCCCAGGCTGACGCTGATGCGAAGGCAGCTGCTGCCGCCAAGGCAAAGGCCGACGCTGCTGCGAAAGCGGCCGCAGACGCCAAGGTCAGCACGCCGGGCAAGACGACAGCAGCAGCAAAGTAGAAGGAGGCGGGTGCCATGGCCACTGATCTGGCAACAATAGAAGCGATCGAACAGGCATGGCGCCCGCTTACCTCAATCGAGAAGCCCCGGGCTGAGTACTATCTGAGATCCGCCTCGCGAGCCGTCCGACGGCGTTGGAGAGACGTTGATCAACGCATCATCAGTGAGAGCGACTATCTCACTGATGATGACGTTGCCGACGTCGTGGTGCAGATGGTTCTCAGTGCGGTAGACAGGCCGCCAGTCCGAGGTGCCAAGTCCTTCTCCGAAGGTGTGGGGCCAATGTCGCGCTCAGCCACATTGCTGGCTGGCAGCACCAACCCATCGAACATCGAGGACTGGATGGTGGAAGTGTTCGAAGGTCGCTCCACAGCAACCCCGATCTTCCACGCTCCTCCGTCAGGTCGCTACGAAGGCCTTTTCATGTGGCCGGAAGGACGGTGCTGATGTTTCCCCTGGCAAACGGCGAAACGGTAGTGCGGGAACGTGCCCAGCTCGTGGATGACAAGTACTCCGGAGAAGCCACCAAGCGGGACTGGACCGACCCGGAAAAGATCGACATCGAGGGTTGTGCCATTGCCCCGTCCAGCAGCGTCGAGACGCAGACGGAGAATCGGAACACTGTCACGACGGCCATGAGCCTTTACTGTGCTCCAGGCACGGACGTGCTGCCCCAGGATCGGATCAGGGCACGATCTGGCCTCTGGCAGGTTGAGGGCGAAGTTGCCGACTGGCTGAACGCGCTCACTGGCTGGAATCCGGGCGTTGAGTTCCGGGTGACGAAGGTGGTGGGCTGATGGCCGGAGTGGACTTCAACGACTCATTCTTTGAACAGCTCGGGCGCTCGCCGGCAGTGACCGGCTTGTGTGTCGAAAAGGCCAATCAGATCGCGGCCGCTGCCCGCGCTTCGGCACCGAGGGACAGTAACGCGTATGCGAACAGCATTCATGTGGAGGTTGTTCGCCGCGGCCGCCGTAACGCGGCGCTCGTGAAAGCGGACAGCCCCATTGCTCTGCTGGTCGAATCCAAGACCGGCAACCTTGCACGGGCGTTGAACCAGGTGAAGAAGAGTGGGTAAGCGCGTCATCCACTCAGACCTTGAGGAGTTCCTCACGGGTTTCATCCGGCGGGAGCTGGAGGCCCTCGGATCTCCACTCGCTTCCGATGTGTTTGTGAGCAATGAATTTCCCAATCCGGCCCGGCCCAAGTCGGTGATCGTCCGAGACGACGGCGGCCCTGACGTCTCGATCATCACCAATGAACCAACAGTCGGGGTCACCGTCCTGACTGATGAGGACCCGACCCAGGGTGAGACTGCCACCAACCTTGCGTTGCTCGTCAAGGCGATAGTCAAGGACTGCGCTCGCGTGGAACCGGGCAACCCGGTCGCCGCGGTGCTCGGCTTCAACGGCCCGTACAAGGTCCCCGACGAGACGGGTCACCCTCGGCGCTACATGACGGCTGAACTGTCCGTTGCCGGCGAAGAGCTGGCTTAGAGCTTTACCCAAACCAATCAACCAGCCATTCACGCCTGTGAATGGTTTTTCTATTTGGAGGCAAATAATGGCTGCTGATGAACTCGGCAACGACGTCGAAGCTGTTGGTGTACCGGTGACCGGACACATCGGCTTCGCACCTTTCGGGACCGCTGTCCCGACGCCCGTGGTGGGCAAGGCCCTCGACTTCGAACTTCCGGTCGATTTCAAGATCCCGGGCCTCCTCACGGAGGACGGCGGCTTTGAGTGGACCATGGAGGCCGACGGTGACGCGATCACCTTCTGGCAGGAGGGATACTCCATCCCGTCCGGCCTTGCGAACGTGGAACTGAAGGTCAAGTTCGCTCAGACCGACGAGACGGTGCGCCAGATCATCCGAGGCAAGGTCGCGGACGCGAACGGCTACATGACCATCGACGGCGGTGGTACGTCCACCAGGTACGTCGCGTTCACCGAGGAGATCTTCAAGAACGGTGTGATCCGCCGGCGTGTGGCAGCGAACGTCGGTGTGAAGTCGGTCAAGGAAGACAAGTCCGAGCGCGGCAAGGTCCTCGGCTACGAAGTGACCTTCTCGATCTCCCGCGCACCGGAGCTGGAAAACCAGCACCTGGGCGAATGGCTGATCCCGCTGCCCGTCACCCCCTAGCCCTCCCGAGCTCCTTAGACCTGTGGTCCCGTGCTCTCGATGGGTGAGCACGGGACCACAGCTTTTAACCCATCAAACCCATCGCACACCCATTAGGAGTAGCAATGACCAAGCAGGAAGTAGCACCCAAGCCCAAGTTCCTCGTTGTCGAGAACACCTTGAAATGCCAGACCGAAAACGGCGAACTCTCCCTCTCGCTGTCCGTCAAGTTCTCCACGGTCCGCAAGCTCATGGGCGGTGAGGAGAAGACCCAGTTCGAAGAGTTCGAATTCTTCATGTCGGAAATCTTCACTGAGGCCGACAACAAGGCTATCGACGCCCTTGACGTGGCAGATGCCGCTGAGATCCTCACCCAGTACAGCCAGGCACTGGCCAGTCGAATGAAGGTGAGCATGGGAAAATCCGTTGGCTCGTCGGACTCCTCGGAGAGCACCGAGGAGCAATCGCCTACGACTTCCGAAAGCTAGGCATCTCCGTTGCGGACATTGGCGAGTCATTGCCGGTCTGGGAGGCCGTGGAGCTTGCCGAACAGATAGCGCTGGACATGGGTTCGCGCCTGTTCGCTGCGCTCGCCGGGTGGTCATTCCCGATGACTCGCGGGGAAATGATGGCCACGGCCTCATTCACTCGGGAGTTCAACGCGAACCGGGACAAGGACACTCCACCGTTCGTGCCCGACTGGCCATGGCCCACTGAGCCGCCGGTTGAAGAAGTCACCCCCGAGGAACGTGCCCGAGCTGAGGCGCAACTGAGGCAGTACAGCGCCTTCGGGCAAATCAGAACTAAATAAGGGGGCCCCTGGTGTCTGAAGTCGGGTCCGGTCAGGTAGCAATCTTCCCCACGTTCCGTGGGTTCCGGTCTTCAGTCAACTCAGAGGTTGCTGGCGCGGGACGCGAGGGCGGCAAAACGTTCAGCTCCGCGTTCAGCGCTGGCGCCGGTGATCCCGGCCAGGCGCTGGTCAAGAAGCTCAACGCACAGATTGCATCCGGCGCCAAGGCTCTTTCCGCGGCTCGTCTCCAAGAGCAAGACGCCACTGGCAAGGTCCGTGTAGCCGAAGCAGCGCTCAACGAGGCCCGGGCAAGGGGCGAGCAGGGTAGCGCTCGCGTTATCGCCGCAGAAGAGCGCCTGGCGACGGCTAAGCGGAAGCTGTCCGAGGCCAGCGGCAAAACCATCGCCGCATCTGACCAGTTGCGGCAGTCCCAGACGAAACTGGCTGAGGCGATGGACTCTGCCGGATCTTCGGGAGAGCAAGCGGCCGGCCGGTTCGGGCGGGGCTGGCAGAGCCTGAAGTCAAAACTCTCCGGGGCGGCCAAGAGCGCCGTAGACGACGAAGGCAACAAGGCCGCTGCCGCTGCTGACAAAGCTGGTCAGGACTCTGGTGGACGGTTCGGTAGGGGCTTCAAGGCTCTCATCGGCCCGGCCATGGCACTGGCCAGCGCAGGCGTGTTCGGTGGCTTTGTTGCCGAGGCTGCCCGGGCCAGCGATGCCACTGACAAGTTCAAAGCCACGATGGACTTCGCGGGGCTGGACACCTCAGCCATTGATGCGGCGTCGAAGGCAGCGAAGGACTACGCGGATCAGACGGTCTTTGACCTGCCGACGATCCAGAACACCATCGCGCAGCTGGCGTCCAACGGCGTACAGGATTACACAGGCCTGACCAAGGCCGCGGGTAACCTCAACGCCGTTGCCGGTGGTAACGCTGACACCTTCAAGTCAGTGGCCATGGTCATGACCCAGACCGCCGGCGCGGGCAAGCTCACGACGGAGAACTGGAACCAGATGGCTGACGCCATCCCCGGTGCAGCTGGCCCGCTGATGCGCTCCCTGGAAGAGGCCGGCGCGTACACCGGCAACTTCCGCGACGCGATGGCCGCCGGTGAGATCACCTCCGAAGAGTTCAACGCCGCGCTGATGAAGCTCGGCAACGATCCCGTTGCGGTGGAGGCCGCCAAGTCCACCAAGACGTTTGAGGGTGCCATCGGCAACCTTCAGGCCACGATCAACTCGGGCCTGATGGGCGCCTTGGACAAGATGAAGCCCGGTATCACAGGTGCCATCAACCTCGTCTCCGGTGGTCTTGGCAAGGCGTTTGAGTGGACGGGCAAGGCTGCTTCCGGCCTGATCGATGTCTTCGCCAATGGCGACTTCACCGCGAACCTGCGTGAAGCGTTCAACGTCGAGGAAGACTCGGGCTTTGTCGGCTTCCTGTTCAGCATCCGGGACGCGGCCCAAGAGGTAGGCGGGGGCTTCCGAGCCTTCGGCGCAGCGTGGAAAGCCGCAGACGGGGATGTAACCTCGTCCGGATTCCCCGGCTTCATGGAGCATCTCGCCAACGCGCTCAAACCGGTGTTCGACGCCTTCAAGGCGCTCGCACCGACCGTGCTGGGACTGTTCCAGTCCTTCTCACCAATAGGGCTGCTGTTCCAAGCTCTGCAACCAGTCCTACCAGTTCTGGCAGCTGCGATAGGTCAGCTGGGCATGGCGCTCGCCGGTGTTTTGGGTTCGGCGCTGACAACCGTTCAGCCTCTGATTCAGACACTGGTCGGCGTGCTCAGCGGGGTGTTTATCGCGATCATGCCGAGCATCGTCAGCCTGATCACGATGCTGGGTGACGCGTTCACCATGCTCTCGCCGGTGATCAGTATGGTTCTTGGTGCGGTGCTCCCGCTGATCACCACGTTGGTGTCTCAGCTCGCGCCGATCATCATCAACCTGGTCACTTCGATACTGCCTCCGTTGATCAGCATCTTCAGCATGGTCATCGCGGCGATCGCTCCGCTGATCACGCAGATCATGGATCTCCTGATTCCGGTTATCCAAGCCTTGATGCCTGTTGTCGTGACGGTCTTCGGCGTGATCGCTGAAGTGATCAAAGCGGCAATGCAGATTGTGCAGGGAATCATCCAGGTGGTCACCGGGATCATCTCCGGAAACTGGTCGCAGGTTTGGTCCGGGATCCAGAACATCTTCGGCGGTATTTGGAACACCATCGTCGCGGTCGTTCGCGGAGCTATCCAGATTGTCGGTTCTGTCATCCAGGCGGGGCTGAGCATCGTCGGCACCGTAGTCGGATCTGTCCTGGGCAACATCGGTTCGTTCTTCGCTGACACATGGCGGAACATCACCAACGGCGTCTCAGGATTCATCTCCGGGTTCCTCGGGTTCTTCAACGACCTCCCCGGAAAGATCATGGGTGCGCTATCCGGCGCAAGCACATGGTTGCTTGACGTCGGACGGAACATCGTCCAAGGCCTCATCAACGGGGCCAAGGGAATGATTGACAACGCCGTGAGCGCGATCAAGGACGTCGGCGGCGCGATGCTCGATGGCGTCAAAGGCTTCCTTGGGATCAAGTCGCCGTCGCGCCGTTTCCGGTTCGAGGTTGGCCAGCAGGTCGGTGAGGGTGCCCGTCTCGGCATCCTGGACAAGGTGAAGTCCGTGGCGGACGCCGCAAAGCGTCTCGTCACCGTACCCAGCGTGTCCGGTATCGAGTCCGGCGTTTCCTCACAGGGCGGCTCCGGCGGGACAAGAGGCGGTCAGACCAACTACGTGACGATCAACGAAGTGACCGACCCCAACGGAACATCAGCTGCCGTCGTCAGGCGCCTCGGCGCACTAGCACCATAGGAGGGGCCTGACATGCCATACCCATCCCCGATCACCTACCCATCCGGGTTGCTGTTCCCAGGAACAGCCCTTCCGGAGAATCAGGGCAGGTCACCCATAGCTTTGGGTGACCTGCTCATGAACTGGGTAGATGAAGACGGCACTGTATGGGCGGTGGAGAAGAACCCAGGATGGCTCGGATCACCCGGCTCCACCGCCCAGTTCAACCAACGTGCCCGCGGTAACGGGACAACGTCAACGGAAGGGTTCCTGCTGGGCAAGGTGTTGCCCATGGAGGGCAAGATCAGGGCCCGGACTCCGGAGGCCCTGTCGCTGGCGCTCGACAAGCTCAACGCCGCTGTAAGCGTGGCCCCGTTCACGCTGCTGGTATCCGAATCGGGCAGGGTCCGCCACATGCAGGTGCAACGTCAGGACGAGATCCTGACGGACACGCTGGCGGGCGGATTCACTGCGACTTTCAGCATCCAGGTGTTCGCCAAGGACCCCCGAAAGTTCGGGGACCTCGTTTCGCTCTCGACCCTGTTGCCTTCATCCAGTGGCGGACTCACCTACCCCAAGACGTATCCAATCACCTACACCGGCGTCTCAAACACCGGCCGCGTCCGGATCACTAACCCCGGAAACACCCAAGCCCCCGTATGGCTCCGCATCGACGGGCCAATCCCAGCCGGCGGCTGGACAGTCACCCACGTGGGCAAGAAACGATCCCTCTCGTTCGCCACCAGCCTGGCGCTCGCGTCGGGCGAATTCGTGACCGTGGACATGGACCGACGGGAAGTCCTCGCTCAGGGACAGTCCGCAAGGCAGGGATACATCACCTCGCGGGGCTGGTTCTCTCTGGATCCAGGAGAGAACGAAATTGCATTCGGCGCAGCGAATTACTCGGAAACTGCGCAACTGACCGTACTCACGAAACCTGCTTGGAGCTGAGATGACAATTACTTGCCAGCCCATGGACGCTTCTGGCGGCCTCCCGGCTTACGACGCCTCGGATGAACGACAGGCGGATGCGGCCCTTTACGGCGGCGGTTCGGGCCTTGCTTTGGCGGCTCGATCAGGGTTTCGACCAGGCGCTGGGAACGTACTTTCGGCTTCCTCTACGACGTGGACGCTGACGCCAGGTGCGGCGATTATTACGCCCGGCGCTGCTACATCTCAGGGGTCCTATCGCTGGGCCTCTGACCAGAACAGTACGGGGGCAATTACTGCTCCTAACGCAACGTACCCACGCAAGGACATCGTCTACATCCAAGTGAACGATTCCAGCTCCGGGGACGGGTCCGGTTCGCTCACAGCTCCAGTGATGTATCTTGCCGGCGCCCCGGCAGCCGATCCCCAAGCTCCTGATCTTCCTGAACGGTCCTTCTTGGTTGGGACGATTACGGTTCCGCAGGTTGGAGGCGGGCCTCCCACAGTTAATCGAAACCCTTCGGTATTCGTCGCGGCAGGTGGTATTCAGCCGGTGTCGAGCCAGGCAGCCCAGGACGCGCTCGTCCCCTATGACGGAATGCGGATTGACCGGACTGACCTTGACCGGCAGCTTCGCTATAACGGCACCCGGTGGGTGGGCGGCAAAGCTAACATCGGCCTGGATGGACTGTACGTGGCCTACGGCGCCGGCAATGAAACGCCGCTAGTGTCGCAGAACGCAGACGGTGACGTGATCTTGGAGGGTGTCCTCCAGCGGGCGACAGGAACACTGACGATGCTCGCGAACGATCCGAAACCGCTGGCAACGATACCGGCAGGGTTCCGGCCCACGAAAAAGCGCACGTTCATTGTGCTTACCTCGAATGCCATGGGCGGCTTGGCTCGGATCTATATCGATCCCACCGGTGCGGTCACGTGGGAAACCCCTACAGCCTTCACCTCAATCCCAGCCGCCAGTGCGGTCATGTGGCTTGACGGCCACACATGGAGCACGTCATGAGCCATCTGAAGATGAACGGATAGGAGGGGCAGACGTGTGGATGCTGCGATGCTCACAGCAATCGGGACGATTCTCCTTGGTGTCGGCGGCGGCGCGTGGAAGCTCATCGACCGTGCAGACAAGAAACGTGAACGCCGGGAGGTGGCCGTGGAAGCTCTCCTGAATGCCCGAATCACGGAGCTGCTGAAAAAGGTCAAGAGCCTCCAACGGTACAACTCCAGGATCAAGGCAGCCGCAGGCAAATGGCGGGAGCAACTGATTGCTCATGACATTAAACCAGATCCAGCAGAATGGCCGGAGGACGATCATGACGACACCGAGTGATCCGGAGCTCGAAGCAGCTCAGGCGGAAGTCGCGAAGTCGAGGCGTGCCGCCAAACGAACAATGCTCATCCTTGCCGCCCTCTCGCTGGTGCTCTTGGGGGTGGGCGCTTACGCGGCCTGGTTGGCTTCAGATAATCACCGGCTGGCTGTGGTGAATGCGCAGTATGGGGCGGGACAGGAGAAAGAGAAGAAGAGCTTGGCACAGGCTGCCACGGACACCCTGTGCCAGTCTGCTGATCAGTCGGCGGCCGCGTCGGAAACGTGCCGGAATCTGGAGAAGGCAGCTACTGAACCGAGTCAAGGACCGCAGGGCGTTCAAGGTTTGCAAGGCCCTCAGGGTTCGCCTGGGCCCCGCGGTATTGATGGTTCTCCCGGCCCGATTGGCCAGCAAGGGGTCCAGGGCATCCAGGGGGCCACTGGCCCAAAGGGTGATACTGGCGCCGCGGGGGTTTCCGGAGCAAGCGGGAACACAGGCACGGACGGCGCTGATTCGACAGTGCCCGGGCCGCCCGGGCCCCAAGGCGAGCCTGGTCCGACGGGTCCGGTTGGTCCAATAGGTCCGGCTGGCCCGGCAGGGGCGAATGGCACAAACGGCACCAATGGCGTGGACGGCAAAGACGGCACTTCGCCCACCTCGTTCACTTTCACGGACACTCTCGGCACCACGTACACGTGCATGCCAAACCCGCCCGGCTCCAGCACCTACACGTGCGCAGCAGCGCAACCCACACCCGCAGGAGGAGCGCCGTGACGGTGCAGCTGATCTACCCCAATCCAAACATCTGGTGCCGGCCTGGCTACTGCTTGCAGTACGTCCGGCAGACTTTCGGGCTCAACGGGCTGTACCCCAATGCCACTGCTGGCTGGATTGCGTCCCGCAGCAAGCATCGGGACCGCAATTTCCCTGTGGGCCGCTGGGTTCCAGTGTGGTTCCACCTCGGTGGGGAGCCCCTCGGCCACGTCGCCCTTCGGGCGCCGAACGGCAACGTCTACTCCACCTCGGATGACAGCAACACCCCGCATTGCCACCCAGACCTTGACGACCTTCTGGCCTACTACTGGCGGCTAGAACCGACGTACTTGGGGTGGACAGAAGACATCGAAGGCGTCGCTGTCGTGCGAGCCGCCGAATCCATCAACCCGTCAAGCTCCACCCCAACACCAGAAGGAGACCTCAATATGTCCGGTGCAGAAGACGTCAAGGAATACGTCAGGAAGCTCGCCTACGAGGGGTGGACTGACGCGGACGGAAAGCAGCACCCCGGCTTCATGCTCGTCACCGAGGAAACCCAGCGCCGCGTAGACGGGCTCACTACCCTGATCCTGCCTGGCGAAGGGGGTAAGCGGCTGGCCGGTCCCATCCCGCAGATGCTTGCGGACCTCCAGGGCGGGCAGCGAGCCATCCTCTCCGCGCTGGGAAACCTCGGTAAGGGCGAACCGGTAGACCTCGAAGCCATGAAAGCGGCAGCCAAGGAAGGTGCCGAAGAAGCACTGGCCGGCTTCGAAGCAGTCGCCACCACTACTGTCACTCTCAGCCAGGAAGGCTAGTACATGGAATCTCTTGACCCGAAGGTAATCCAAGCGCTCGCAGCTCTTGGTCCGGTGGCCCTGTGGCTCATGGCGGTGGGGTTCTTCAGCCCGCTGGTCATTGCTGTTATCCAGCAGTCGCGCTGGTCCCCGCGCAGGCAGGCCATCGTGGCGTTCCTGTTCTACGTGGCGGTGGCCACGGTGACGGCGTACCTGATGGGGATCTTCAACACCGCGGGCATCATCGTAGCAGTGCTGGTCATCTTCATAACCGCAGGCAACAGCTACAAGCTCCTGTGGAAGCCGACCGGTGTAGCTCCAGCCATTCAGTCGGCTACACCGATCGGTTCGAACCAGGGCAGGCACGAAGCGTAGCTTCCAAACGTAGGGGGTCCTCTTGACCATTTCTTGGGTTGCCGTGAACGCGAACGACGGCACGATCATGGGGGACCTCCCTACGTTGAGCGTCGGTGGCGCTCTGAAGCAGACGTTGATGCGGTACGAGTCGCAGACGGCGAATCTTCCGATAGGCGATGACCCTCCTGAAGGTTGGCGACAGGCTACCCGACCGGGGGCCGTCTTCCTGGTTGCTCTTTCCGAACCGGAAGAGAACGAACCCCGCGGGCTGCCGCTCTGGGGTGGCCTAATTATCCGGAGGACGCGGAAGGTCGGCAACGGGGTGGACCTCAGCTTGGTGACAGCTGAGGGCTACTTCGATCGTGTCTACGTCGAGGATGAGGCGTTCACGGCCACGGCACAGAACATCATCGTCAAGACCATGGCTGAGAAGTACGCCAAAACCACGGAAACGAAACGTGGGCTCCCGCTGCGGGTGCAGGTCGTTGGCGGCAACGGAGTGCTGCGGGACAAGAACACGTGGAAGGACGCGGCCGACAAAACCCTGTACTCAGCCCTGACGGACTTCTCCGGCCTCATCGGTGGATCTGAATGGACTGTCGGCTGGGAATGGGTGGACGAGGAGAAGCTCGGCCTGGTCCTCTATGTCGGTGACCGGATCGGCAGGAAACCACCAGCAGGCCTCGGCCCGGCAGCCCAGTTCTACCTGCCAGGCTCCGTCACCGAAGCCGAGCTGGTGGAGGGGTATGGGGCTGACGAAGGCGCCAACGACGTCATGGCCGTCTCCACAGGCACGGAAGGCGCCCGCCCGCAGTCACCACACCAAAGGGTCACCACAGACCTTCGGCCCCGTTTCGAATACCGGTGGACCCCGGAGAGCGACATCAAAGACATCTCTACATTGACGCAGCATGCTCAACGGGCGCTCGCCGCGATGAAGGGCGGTTCCTTGGCCATGACGTTGACAGCCAACCGGGGCGAGGCCCCAAAGCTGGGGCTCGATTGGTTCATTGGCGATGATGTGGGGTTCGACATCGAAGCCCCGGAGTTTCCTGACGGCTTGGTCGGCACGGCTCGCTGTGTCGGCTGGGAGCTGACGGACGAAACGATCACTCCACTGATTGATGTAACTGCCGTGAGAGGAATCGACTAAATGGCCCAGCCAGGACTACCGGGATCACAATTCCCGGGCGAGGACGCGATCAACCGCCGACTCCGCGAGCTGGAGCAGCGCGTCCAACAATTCAGCGCCGCGAACATCCTCGCAACAGCCGGCATCAACGCAGCAGCTGGTGGCGTACTAGTAAACGGCTTCATGCAGTTCCGTCGGACCGACGGCACCACCGGGGTGCAGGTTGATCCGGAAACAGGCACGTTCACGGTGTTCGACGACGCCGGCGCCGCACCTGTCACCCGCTTCGGTGAGCTCCTAGAGACGGCACCAGGTGAGTACGGCGTGGAAGTCCTGGTTGGTTCCACCTGGGTGCGCCTCGGCAATCAAGTAACCACATGGGATGGCGTATCCGGCAAACCGGCAACGTTCGCGCCGTCAGCACACACACATAGCGGCGGCGAGATCACTTCCGTTGTTGCGAACGCCACAAACGCCACCAACGCGGTGGAGGCAACCCACGCCGCCCAAGCGGACGGTTCTGAGTCAGGGTGGACGAACAACGTCGCCGGGTCCAGCTTCTACGCGCTCTGGGTTGGCAATGACGGCGGGTTCCACTTCGGCCGGAACGTGTCCTCCATCAAGTACAAGGAAAACGTCACGGACGCGGAAGTAGACCCTGTCAACGTCCTCCAGCTCCGCCAAGTCAGGTACGACCGCAAACCGACCTACCGCTACCCCCAAGACGCGAACGGTCACCGCCTCATCGGGCCAGAACAGAAATTCCCCGGCGCAAAGAACCAATACGGTCTCATCGCTCAAGAAGTCGAGAAGCACGTACCCGAAATCGTCACCTACTACGACGGCGAGATTGACGGTGTCCGTTACGACCTGCTGGGTGTGGCACTTCTACCTGTCGTCCAGTCACAGCAAGAACAGATCGAAAAGCTCACCGCGGCTGTCCGCGCACTTGGAGGGGATGTTTGATGTCGAGGAGAAATTGGGCAGATGGCCCAATCGGCAATACGCCACTGACAGCGGCCCGCTTGAACGACCTCGAAGACGACCTGGAGGCTGCGCTGGTCCAACTCGCTAAGGAGCCGGACGCACTTTTCTCGGGAGCAATAGTGCGAGATTCGAACAAAGTGGCGACGTCTGCGCAGGTCGAATGGCCAGACGGAGTCGCCGGAGTCTACTCCGGTACAGCCTCTGCCGAATGGCCAGGCGCAACCGATTCATACACGTTGACTCGTGTGGGAACAACAACCTTGACTTTCACGCAGCCCATGGTCACCCGCAACAGCAGCGGGGCCGTAACGAACAGGCCGCCAATCGCGGTCAGCTAAGGAGAACCATGGGAATCTTGGACGTCCCCGGCATCACACGCAATGAGATGTATTCGGCGTTCGGTGAAATCGCCATTCTCGCCACACCGGATCAGTTTCCGGCGATCGACAACACGGGCGCCACCTTGACCCACACTGGGATCCAAGAGGTGCTGAATGCAGCCCCTTATGGGGCGACCGTCAAGTTTATGGGTCAGTACCTTACCAGCGCAGTATCCGTTGTCCCCCCTGAGAAGTTCTTGAAGATTGATGGCCAGGCGGCAACGTTCATCCGGGCTGGCTCAGCCATGGTCTTCCGGTGTGAAAGTGTCTTTGATACTGAGTACGGCATCACCGCCTTTGCCACTGAGTCAATCACGATTGACGGCCAGCCAGCCACGGTTACGAAGCTGACCATGGCCACTACCCCGTCGTGGTTCCCCAACGACCTGATCAAAATCTATTCAGATGACGTCATCAGCGGCGCGCACGTCACTTCCGATACGGTGAAGCCGCGGCGGGGTGAGTTTGCCGAGGTCCTGTCAGTTTCAGGCACGACTGTGTACTTGCGTGGCCTCACAGACGGGGTCCGCTCCAACCTTCTGGCGGAGTCCTACACGACAGCCCCCCGGGCCAGCCGTCTTCCCTACGGTGGCGTGACCTTGACCGGCGCCATGTTCGACGTCACTGATGCGGTGGTGTCGGGCAAGACCGAGGGTTCGATGTTCCGCTTCCAGAACCTCACGAACGCGGTCGTGGAGAATAGCGTCGCAAAGCGGCTCGTAGGAATGGGCCTGTCTTTCAAGTCCTGCTACGCGTACCGCGTTTCCAACTTCAACGTTCGTTGGGGCATGAACGATCCCACCAACGGGGTGTTCAGCTACGGCGTTCACGATTCGTCGTGCACGAATGGTGTCATTGAGGGCGGTAGCCAGCGATCCCTGCGCCACCCGTTCACCTGTGGCACAGGCGACGTGGCCGCAGGCTCGACTGATGCGTCATCGTTCGGGCGGACCTTCAATACGAAGTTGGTCAACATCACAAGCCACGACTGCACCGCAGCCGGGTTCGACACCCACCACATGTCACGCGGCATCCAGTTCATCGGCTGCACCGCGTACGTCTCCCCGGAAGTCAACGGCTTCCTGCTGCGCGGAACCAGTCACAGCATCATCGACTGCACCGTCTACGGTGGACTCGCGGCCCTCATGGTGACAACACAAGTCACGGGGGCTTGGAGTCAAGGAGAGTCGGAACTGCACACGGTGGACAACTTCAAAGTTGTAGGGTCCCGTCGAGTTCTGACCGTGGCCGTCCGCGGAGCAGCGACCCACCCTAACTACAACGTTCGGCCCACAACTCCTAGTGTGACCATGACCGGCGTGAACGCCCGAGGCGTTGAAAGGTTCGGGGTTCTCCTCAACGGAAACGCAAAGATCACAGACGCGGACATCACCCTAGGCTCCAAAGCCGACGGGTCGATTATCCAGTGCGAAAACTCTGCCCTAGAGTTCAGCGGCTCTCTTGACCTTTCCGCAGTGGCAACAGTGGGTACCGGCACGCAGCGTCTGTTCAGCGTTGACCCCGTGGCAGGCGAAAAGTCGGACTTCCGCATTGGCAAACTCAAAGTAAAGGCCAGCGCCGCTTACCAAGCAGCGACTGCCACGCCGACAGCATTCTCTTCTGAGACAGAACGCGTCCTCATTGAGGACTTCGTTTTCGAAACGCCCTGGGCGACGTCGGCTCCATTCCCAATACCGGACGCCGTCATCTCCTCAGTGAAATGGCGGTGCCTCTACAACCCAACAGACTCGCTATCCCGTCGCACCTCAGGTGGCGTGGGGTTCAACAACGCAGCGCTCGCTGGCTCCTTGACGCAGCTATTCATGGCCACAGACGCCCAGCTGGTGTTGACGGCAAACATCACCGATTCAACGCCCCGAACTATGGGGTCCGTTCCTGTCGGGCAGTTTGACGGGCAACGACTCAGCATAGTCATGGGGACGGCAACTGCGGCACTGACGGTTCAGCATGGGGCAAGCTTCAACACGAGGCTGGCGGGAAGCGTGAACCGTACTCTGTCAGTCGGCAACCAGGCTGTGCACTTGGTCTGGTCCAGTGGTGCCTGGCGAGAGGCATTTGACCAGGTTGTCGTTGCGGCAGACGGCAGTTTTTCGGTTGGGTCTCGCAAGGTCTTGACGGATTTGGATATCCCCAGGCTGGCAAAGTCCACGGCCGACGTGGTGGTGAATAACTCTGGGTCGCTGGTGGCGGCGACTGGGCTTGTTTTCAACGTGGCCGCCAATGCCGTTTACGAGGTTGAGGGAGCCATTATCTACGCTGCATCGACGGCGGCGGATATCACATTCGGTTGGACATACCCGGCTTCCGCAGCGATGGACTGGTCAGCCAACGGGCTCTCGACAGGTACGACGTCTCCGACCAGCTCTGTTGCTAGACAGCCGAAGGGTATCAGCGAGACAAGCCCGATTGGTGGGGCAGGCGTGGCCTCTAAGATCTTCGCTTACCCCAAAGGCCTGCTGGTCACTGGCGCAACGGCAGGGGTGCTGCAATTGACGTTTGCACAGCTCGTTGCCGAGGCGTCAGATGCCACGGTGTTCGCAGGGTCGTATTTGAAGCTGACCCGCCTTCTCTGACGACCAAATGTTGGGAGCCATGGTCCCCCGCGGCTAATATTGCGCGGGGGGACCGTCCCACTTGGTTCGAGCAGGGATGATGCATGCTTGTCAAAGAATTACCGCGATCTGCTAAGTCACGAACACCGTTCGCTGAAGGGCTGATGTTCTGGGCTGTGGTCTTCGTGCCGTTCCAGCAGGCCTTCACGGTGCAGGTTGGGTTCCCGCTGAAGATTAGTGAAGTCGCCGGGCTGTTGGCGGTGGCTCTTTTCATGCTTGAGGGACGCAAGCCGGCGTTTAGTTTCCACGGCGGCGGAAAGCTGCTGGTGATGTCTGTCGTTCTGGCGCTGTCCACGGCCGTCAACATGACGCGCGAGCTGCCCTTGAACAATCCGCAAGGTTACAGCCGCGGGCTCACGGCGGACATCATCCAGTACATGGCCTACGGCGGGATAGTCATTGTGGTCTGCTGGTTTGCGGCTACTCGACTCGGCCCTGAGCGGATTGCTGAAGGCTTTTCTAAAGCAGTCAGGCTTGCAGCGATCTATTGCGGCGTGCAGGTGGTGCTGTTCCTAGGTGGAGCAGCGTCCTTGCTTGCCGCCGTTAATGGCCGCACGCAGTCAGGGAGTGCTTACGGCTTGAGGCTCCCACGAAATGGCCCGTTCCTTGAAGGTAATTACCTTGGGTTCTTCGCAGGCATTGCATTCTTTGTCGTCCTGCGACGTGGCGACAAACTTGGTACCGGACTAGCGTTGGCCTGCCTGTTGTACTCGCAGTCGACCACTGGCGTGCTCGGCGTGCTGGCAGGTCTGATGTTGATTGTGTTCCTGCGCCCGACCGGTAAGGTCGTATCAGTCCTGGCGTTCCTCGGACTGGTAGGCGCTGCGGCCACTACTTTCATTCCAGCGGCCAATGCTTATGTGTCCCAGCAGCTTGGCAAGCTCGGTCTGGTAGATGCTGACGGCCTAAGCCGGAACATCGGCTACTCGATGCGCTCGCGAACCGTCAACACGGACACAGGGTTCGCGATGATGCTTGATAATCCGTTCCTCGGCGTCGGTCCCGGTCGGTACGGGGCCTGGTACGAAACTTATACGGACTATAGCGAGCTTCCCCGAAACTTTAATGCGGGAATCGAACGTGCGATTGCAAACAACAGTTATGTGCAGATCTTCGCTGAGCTGGGAGCTATCGCCGGCGTCGCGTTCGTCTTGCTCCTGACCGGCTTACTGTGGAGGCTCCGGGGATCGCAGCGGAGCGACTTGGCTCTGGTCGTGTTTTTGGTGGTGGGGTTGAACGCAACTCCAGCGTGGACGGTGCTGCCTATTTGGTTCGCAATAGCTTACTTAGGAACGGTTTCCGCCGACGAAACGCCTCGTCCTCTGCGAGCATTGCGGCGTGGTCTTCGGCATAGAACACGGCCACCCGTTCAGCGTCATCAAGCCGAGCTTGCGCGGCTTGCAGGACTTCCTGCGCAGCTGTCCGAGTCCGCGGCGATAGCGCCGGATCTTCGGCCAGGGCGGCGGCGAGCTCTTTGAGGGCAGCATCCATAGTCATGCCCCAATCATAAACAGTAGGATTGAACCGCAGCATTTGCTCAACCCCCTGAGCGCTGCAAAGCCCCCGCACTCTTCGGAGTACGGGGGCTTTTTTGCGTTGCTGCCTATTGCCTGCGATTGGCTGACTTGGCCCCAAGGCCTAGTCCGAGCGTCAGCAGCAGCAAGCCGCCGGCGAAGAGAACGTTCTCCATGTAGAAAGCCATGACAGCGCCGAAGAAGGCAAGCGTGGCTAACGTTGCGAAGACCGTCACCGAGCGCTGTGGAGTCTCGGTTGCCTTGGTGCTGCCAGAGTAGCTGCTCATGGGTGGGTCCTCTGCCTAGTTTTGGTCGGTAGTCGAAATACTAGACGATGAAACGACAAGCTTGTAGGCCTCCGCGAGTTTCACCATGTCTGCCGCTGATGCGTCAGGGGTCTGTGCCGATATTGCTTCCAGCAGTGCGATGCGTGTTGCCTTCTCTGCTGCACGTACTTCTTGAGGAGCTGTCATGGTTTCTTCTCTCTTCATTCTGATGTGCGGATGACGATGGCTTTACAGTCTTCGGGGATTAGCTCACGTGCTGCTGTATAGGCTGTCTCGTAATCGCCCCCTAACGCCTGCACAGTGCCCCGCTCTCCGGCGGCGTTCTCAATGGTCAAGGTAACTTCCACCTGACCATCTTGGCATGATGGTGGGATGCCGATCTATCCGCCGACGTCCTTCCTGCTTGGGGGCGTCACGTACGAGTACGTCCATTCAGAGCGCGTGGGGCCGCACGAGGACATTCGTTCATGGGAGTGGGGCAGCTACCCAAAGGTCCACGCACAAGTCTCGCTAAAGGCTGGCGGAACAGTCGCCGTCTACGCCGAGGCCACGCACTGGAACAAAACCCAAATCAGCGTGCAATGGTACGACGATGACAAAGTGAGTCTGGCAGCGTGGTTGCCCAAGGAATCAGTCAGGCCCGTTACGGACTCGGAGTGGGACATCGATGAGTACAACCGCTGCCCTGAGTGGCTTCGCATGGTTCAGTGGGGGAAGAGGTTCCCGGGTTTCTTACCGGATTAGCCTGCTGGCAGTCCGCACCATGGCTCGGTGCCTGGTCTTGAGCTGGGCCACCGTTGCCGGGCGGTATGCCACGGCGGCTTCTGTCTGGATGAGTCGGTTGACCTCTTGCCAGTATCTGGTCGGAGTCATGCCGAAACGTTCCATGGCAGCCGAGTCCAGGGAGCCAGCGTACTTGAACTTCTCGCTGGCAAGGTCGAGCATGGCCTTCTGTTGGTCGGTGAGCATTCCGGAAGCCTATGTGGAAGCACCGACGGTTTGCCACTAGAGGCTTTCCTTGATGAGTACTTGATGGGTGCTTGACGACGGGATCTCAGGCGCGGGTCCGGACCCCTGCCGGGCAAAGGTGAGATTAGACCGCAGTCACTAGTGTGACTAAGGCGTGTTCTCACCCCTCAAGGAGCGGAGCTACGGAAGATCACCGTTTACGATGAAGCGGTGATCTCGACAGAAGTAGTGACGGACGTAGCAAACTCGCCCCAAGTCGTCGCAGCTATTTGCGTTGCCGCAGCGGCAATCGTCGTTGGCGTTATCAACGTCATTGTGACGATTAGGCAAGGGCATCTGACCCGACTGGGGACTGCCAACCGGGAGAACAGGGAACAGTGGTGGGATCGATTCGTCTGGGCGGCCGAGCGGGTGGAAGGTCCGGAAGAGGACTACCGAGAGCTGGGGGCCACTGTGCTGGGAGCCCTTGCACTCGTAGACTGGATTGAAACCGTCGACAAAGACATGATCGACTCGATCTTGGAAGACATCACTGACGAGGTCAGCGAAGAGGACGTCGAGAGGGCAGCTGATGAGCAAGATAACTAGGGCACACATCATCGCAGCGAGGGGTCGCAAGCGGATTCTGGAAGGCCAGAATAAGCCTGTTCCCACGAAGATCGTGAAGCTCGCGGGGCTGGACTTGACCAAGTTCCCGTCAGCGCAAGAACCGATCCCAGCGCCGACGACCACGCCCGCCGGCAAAGTCCATCTGCGTGAAGGATGGATCGGTCATGTACTCAAGGACGCCCATCTCGGATCATTCAAGAAGATCCCAGACACCGGTACCGGCATCGTTTTCACAGAGCCCGAACAACCTAGGTCCGCAGAAACGAAGCGGTAGCAAGCGCGGCCTCAGATTCTCACCAGCGAGGATGAACCTTTACTTGCGCTCGCGGACGCCCTGGTAGAACCTCCACGTGATGAATGAGCCTCGACAGGAGATCGCGTTTAGCGTCGATGGGGAGGATAGCCCAGTTTGCCAGGAGGTCAGGGATAAGCGAGGCGGGCGGCCGTGATGCGACCACCTGCGCATCTCTGATGGCGATCTCCAACGCGCTGCCTTGGGCCTCCAACTCGTCCCGCAGCCGGCGGTAGGTGTCATCGGGGACGGTGCCGTCGAGCATCTTGTTGGTGAGTTGGTCCATGCGCGTGCCCAGTTTGGCCAGTTGCTTCTTGAGGTGGGCGGCCGTGTCAGCCGCGCTCGCTGCCTGCTGTTCCGCTTTGGCGGCAAGGTCGGCTTCCGCGTCGATGTTTGCGGCGATGCTTTCCAGCCACTTCACAAACTCGATCTCGACGGTGGAGGTCATGACGTACCCGCCAGTGTGCTTCCGCTTGCTCGCCACATCGGCGCATTTGTACTTGGGCGACTTGCCAGCGCCGTAGAGTCCCGCGTGCATGGCCCCTCCGCAGGCGCAGCGGATCATTCCTGAGAAGAGGTAGTTGGATCGCTCGCTACGCCGGTACACCCGTCGGGTTTCGCGTCGGGAGAGGTATTCATTCCACTCCTCGGGGGTGATTACCGGTTCATGGACTCCTGGCACCCGTTCCCCGTGGGCGGTGATGTAGCCGGCGCCAAAGCCTTGGTCCAAGATCCGGCGCACGGTTCGATCGGACCACATGCCGTCCGAGGACACTCCGTAGCCGATGACGGGTCGGGTTGGTCCGTCATTTAGCCACTTCACCAGGGAGTAGAAAGACTGGCCGGACAAATACCGGCGGTACAGGTCCGCCAGGACTGGCCCAGTGACAGGATCTGGACTGAAGCCCTCCTCTTTCGAGTACTGGTAGCCAAAGCGCGGCTTCCCGTTGGCAGGGATACCAGCCCTTATCCGGCGGGCGTGGGACTCCTTCCACTGCTCCCCCATCCTCTCGGATTCGAAAGCAGCCAGTTCCGCGAGCATTCCCCGGGCAAACCTGCCCGATGAAGTGGTGGTGTCCATCGGTTCCGTTGCGGACTCCATGCGGCCGCCGATGCCTTCGACTCGGTCAACGGCGATCGCCCAGTCTTTGCGGTTCCTCGATACGCGGCTGATCTTCCAGACAACGAGAACATCAGCAGTACCGGCCTCGATCATGCCAATGGCACGCTCAACTTGCCGGCGCTTCCAAAAGCGTCCGGTCATGTCCAAGTCAGTGAGCGTCTCAACGATCTCGTATCCGCTGCGCTCGCAGTGTTGTTCGATGGATGCCAGCTGCAGTTCGGGACTGATCATTCCGTCGCGTTCTTTGGAGACGCGGATATAGGCGACCGCCCTTTTAGGCGCGTTCTGGACAGCCCTGAGGTGGGCCCTTTGTGTATTCACGTTTGGAAGGCTCTCTAAGAGGAAGGGCTTACGCGGCGAGGCGTGCGCGGAGGAGCTCCGCTAAGGAGTCACGCTCGGCTTTGGTCAGTGCGGCGATGTAGTGCTCCACGACGTCAGGCAGGACTCCAAGCCGGTGGGCGATACCGACAGCGTCTTGGCGCTCCAGGTAGGCGTCGACGAAGTCTGTCTTCGAGATAAGCCTCACGGCTGCCCAAGTGTCGGCTTCACGCTCTTGCCGGCGCCCACGGCCCCGGTGGCGGTGTGCTGCGTGCCCCAGCTCGTGCATCAAAGTGCACAGTAGCTGCAACGGGCCAAGTCCTACGCGAAGGGTGATCAGGTGGAGGTCCGCGTCGTAGCTCCCCCACGCTCCATCCGGTACCCAACCGAAGCGGATCCGGACGCCCAGCTCTCTCGCGTACGAGTCAGGTGTCCTCGGGATTCTGATCATGTGTAATGCCCCCTGGTGCTTTCTTGGCCGCCAACGATTCCCACTGCTCTTTGTGCAGACGGTCTATCGCATCATCGCTTAGGGGCACGACAGTTTCTGATTCACTGCCCGGGGAGGTCTTCTGTCCAGCGCGAGTGTTACGGCGCTCGCGGGCATCCCGGATGTCGGTTGGCTGTTCCTCTGCATCGGTGTTACTCGCATTTGCGCTCTTTTCCAAGTCCACAAGGACCCTCACCATGTCGAGCACTACCTTCCGAGCCTTAGGCGAGAGGTTGTCGACACCGGGTGGGAGTTCCTCGGCAAACGGTGGGCCGGGGACGGTTTGCCCCGCAGCCGTGAACGCAACCTCATCTGACACGCCGGCTAGCCAAGCCAGAGCACGCAGGGTGCCTTCGCGTGGCTTCGACTTGTACAGACCCTGACGGATCTGGTTGATCGTCGTAGCCGTCAATTGGTAGCCATTCTTAGCTGCCAGCTGCGACAGGCCGAGGCCTGATGCGTCGCGATACTGGGCCGCAAGCTCGACTAGCTCACTGAGGCTCTGAGGTTGGTTCACACCGATGACTCTTCCTGATGGTGTCGCCGTTTAGTAAGGGGCGAGCTGCAATCTGAATACAAGTAACTTGCTCATCTTTGCAGAGTTTAGAAGGGCTGTCTCACTTGTGGGTTTGACAAGTAGCCAAAGATTAGACATATTGAACTTGTAAAACTCACAAGTGGAGGTCAGAATGACTATGCAAGCAACTCGGCGGCGTCCGTCGCTCAATCGAAGGGATACGTGGATGAAGGTCAAAGACCCGGCCGCGCTCCGTCGGTGGCGAAAGCAGCAGCGCTTCTCACAGCAGCAACTGGCAACGCTCATTCGACGCTCACAGCAGACGATCCACTTGCTGGAAACGGGAGGCATGAAGACATGCACAGAGGGGGTCGCCATCGGCATTGCCGCATGGCTCGGAGTCCCCTGGCAGGAGCTCTTCGAGGCTGAGGAGCATGATATTTTGCCTCCAGTTACAGATTCAACACATTCAATCTCTGCCGATCGGAAGAAGAGGATGCACGCATGAGCGGCTACAGAACAGCCCACTCCGTGGAAGCGGTCGTCACCCGGCCGGACCATCTTCTGGGCCATGGCAGCTACACCCAGCGCCATCGAGTGCAAGTGATCGCTTGGAATGAAGAGCCAGCGTCGCTCATTGCTATTCAGTCCGGATATGACCATGACGTCATTCAGTTCGAGGTAGCGGATCTGGACCTCTTGATCGAGATCCTGCAACAGACGAAAGCGGCGCTCGCCGCTGAACCCACAGACTCCGGCGCAGCAGCATCTTCCCCCGCTGCTGTTGCGCCGGTCCCCACTTCCTCAGCGGAGAACTGCTGAGGGCAGAAAGAAAGCGGCCCAGTGCTATTCCGCCAAGAACTCACTGGACCGCTCGTCACAACCCAAGAGCCAGGCCCTCATCTGAAAAGGGAAGCCTGGCTCTCGAATCAGAAAAGAGTCTAACAAATGGTCCTCAGAAGACTCCGGCAGCTACCGCCGGAAGCCCGTCCCCACATCGCCGCCGCTGGCCGTGTTCTTGCCGAGGCGACAGCCCGCATGAATAACATGAGCCCCCGCGAGATCGCGGAAGCTGCCTACACGCCGGGAGGCCCCTCGCTGGAGCAGCTGGAGAAGCTGGCCGAAGCGCGCCTCATGGGTCAGTCAGTTCGCCACTCCCCCGTTGTGGCTGAGGTGGCCTGATGACCACCAGCAACGAAGCAACGAACCTGCTCCCCCGCAACTCCTACTTCCACGCCGTCGATCGGCAGATGGAAACGGACTCTTATCCGTCCAAGATCATCCCTACCGAGCAAGGCCGTCGGCACAAGCTGCTGACCCTCGCTATTCAGGATGCGGAGAACCTTATCGGGGCTCTCAAAACGGCAAAGCACTTCGACCGCCTAGGCAACATCGAACACGCACTCCCGCAGATCACGGATGCGCTCGCCGATGTGGTGACCAAGGTCAACAACTTTGTTTCTGACGTGGAGGTGTCAACGGATCGCTATCGCAGCGTCGTTGCCACTTCCTCCACTGAGGCTGCCGGGGGGCAGTCCTCTGATCCGGCAGCTGCCGTCGAATCCCCCGACGTGCCGGCGGCAGCTGCCTCCAGTCCTGATGTCGTCTACGTGGAGATCGCTCCCGTTTTTGACGGCTTCAAGAAGTCGGACGAGTCTCTGCCGAAGCCGGGGCCGCATCTGGCTTCGGTGACGGTGTTCGACCCGAACCGATCTGCGCTTGCGCAGCTTCACGAATTGGACCGGGAAGCTCGACTTCGGGGTAGCAGAAGATGAAGGCCAGGAAGAAGACGTTCGCGGTGGTCCATCCCATCGGACATCGGCCTTTCCAGGACACCTGCGACTTGCACTACCGCAGCACTGCGGAGTTCAAGCACCAGATGACCGCTTATGCCCGCCGCAAGTGGCCGCTGCCCCAGTCGATCGAGATCGACCTTTCCACCAACACGATCGTTGTGAACGGCGTTGATCGGGGCAAGTTCTCCGAGCACGAGCACCGGGAGTCGGCCCGTAAAGCTATTCAGCTTGGGTTGGAACTGTGATGCGCCCGACAGCGCGGGTCGGCCGGTATCGCCGCCGCGCTTACCTTTACGGTCCCCTTGTGGTCCTCGGGGCAGCGCTGATCCTCATGACGAGCCCCAACCTCAACGGCGCCTATCTGGCTGGCCTCCTGGTCATGATGGCCGGTGCCGGCGGTTTCGTTCTCGAGTCAGGGCCACCGCCTGGGAGTAGAAGATGAGGCGGCCGAGCTGGGCCGGGCGACGACCTGAACGGGCCGCGTCCCCAGCCGCCCCTTGCCTTGAACCCGTGACCAGATGTGCAGAGGCCGGCCAGCATCAACCAGTATGCCGATGTGACAGGCCACGCGGCCATGAGGGTGCTCATTCCGGATCGTCGCCGTCGCCAACTAAGGCCATGGTCAGATGACGACCGGCGATTGGGGGCGCCGATGACAGATAGACCACCAGGCGCCCGCCCCGGCGCCGCCCCAGTACCCCAGACAGCGGACGCTGTCCCGGCCCTTGCTCAGAAGGACCAGGAGAACGTCCACCGCCAGAGGCAGGAACCAGCCACCGAACAAGCGTGGCTTGGCAACCCAGTAGTCCGTGATGACGCTGCGTTGCGCCTTCTCCGCATCGAACGTACGACCACCCGCGCCCTTTCGGCGTTGCAGGATGGCGAACTCGATGCAGCTATCAGCCGGCTACAGGCCGCGCTGACCCTTGCCCTGGCGGAGCAAGCACTTACCGAACCTTGCGAAGGACAGTCATGACACCCATCGAATTCAGAATGATCCCGGTTGCGGATCTCGTAGACCACCCACAGAACCCGAGAGACGATCTCGGGGATCCGCAGAAGCTGGCCGAGCTGGCCAACGACATCGCGGACAACGGCAACACCGAAGCGCTGCACGTCTTTCCCATCAAGGAAGGCCCGGACGCTGGCAAGTTCCTGCTGGTCGCCGGCCACAGAAGAACCGCAGCGGCACGCCTCGGAAACGTGGAGGAGCTGTACTGTCGCCTGCGCCCGGATCTGGACTCGCTGGACAAGCAGCTAGAGACGATGCTGCGGGAGAACACCCACCGCGAGGGCATCACACCCATCAACGAGGCCAAGGCCATTCAGGCGATGCTCGATTGCGAGGGCATGTCCGTGAAGAAGGTGGCCAAGCGCATCCATCGTTCGGAGACGTTCATCCGTTCCCGTTCCGCCTTGGTCAAGCTGCCAGAGTCCGCGAAGTCAGCTATCGACGCAGGCCGGATGACGCTGGAGCAGTCCCTGGTCTTTGATGAGTTCGCTGATGACAAGGCAGCTACGGCCGAACTGACCAAAAACGCCGGCACCACTGACTGGAACTACACAGTCAATCGGCTCCGCAGCGCGAAAACGCTCACTTTCAAGAAAGCAGCCTCGGAGCAGCTTGTGAAGGACTTGGGAATCAAGACCATCACGTCCCAGCAGGCGTACTCCTCCACAAAGTTCGTCCGTGATTATGACCGGGAGAAGATCCCGGCCGTTCGGGTTGCTGAGGGGCAGATTGCTGTCATCGGCTACCAGGGCGATCTGGAGTGGTACGACGTCAAGGCATCCGCCAAGAAGAAGCTCACTGACGAGGAGATCGCGGACAAAAAGCGACTCCAGGACATCGCGGCTGGACTTGAACAGGCTGACGCGCTCTGGAATGAGTTCGTGGAACGCAAGATCCGCGAAGCTGCCGGCCACTTCGACCGCCCCGAGGACGCCCCGGCTGTCCTCACCCTCCGAAAGTCGATGTTTTCCGGCTACGGCGCCTCCCATGCCAGAGCTGCACGCGTACTCGGTATCTCCATCGCTTTGGACGGGGTCAGAAGCCTCGAAGAAACTCAAGCCATCGAGGCGGCAATAGAGAAGCTCAAACTCCTGCAACTGGCATACCTTCACGCATTCCTTCATCTGATGAAGGACGACCTCCACAAGCCAGGCACATGGAAGGCCGAATACTCGTGGAGTCGGGAATCGCTGGATAAGTTCCTGGATCTCCGCAGGGCAATCTTCGGCTACGACGTGCCGGCCTACGAGCAGGAAGCACTGGACTACTGGGCCGAAAAGGAAAAGGAAGCTTCAGTGGCGTCCGCTGAAAACGACGAGGGATGGGACCTCGACGATGAAGACGCCTAGGCACTTCCTCAAGCGGAACGCGGAGAACGAGCCCGTGTGCGGGTGCGACTTCCGTCCGGAGATCCTTGATGACCCTGCACCCGTTGGCCTTCAGTGGAAAGCCAAGCGTGACGTCCTTGACCACGTGGACGCGATGGAAGGCTACCGGCCGTCGGCACCGTTCGAAGGCGGCTCAGATAGCCGCTACCCCCGGGCAGGTGTCCGACCAGGTGCTAGCGGCCGGTGGAAGCTCACCCTCTGGGACGAACCCGGAGTCATGCACGCGCTTCCGTCCGAGCACCAGTGGCACGACACAGCCCAGGGAGCATTCGACTACGGCCAGCTCGTCATCGGCACACACCGCAAGGCCGGCACTCGCCTGAACGGGATGAGTCGCTAATGCCCTGGATACGGCACGACAAATTCTGGGGCGACCAGAAGATAGCCGTTTACCGCAGCCGCTACGACGAAGCCGCTCGAATCGTCGGAGCCCTCCGCGCTCGCCGCGAGTCCCTTTTCCAGCAGCTGATCGCGGATGACCTCATCGGCAAGGACACAACCCTCCTTGCCCGAAGGCTCCGACAGACCGACGACGAACTGGATCTAGCCCGCACCACAGCATCAGCCGCCTTCGCCGCCCTCCAGCTCGAAGACGGCCGCGACCACCACACCCACCAACCACGAGAGGCCAGAAGATGACCATCACCGCCACCAAACCCACCACAACCACCGAACCGGCGCTCGCTGATTTAGAGATCACCGCCAGCGGCACTGAATGGCTGCGCAAGCTCTCTGCCGTTGGAGTCGTCAACACCGCCCGCCCTGCCGTGCCGATCCTCGGTTTCGTGCTCCTGGAGTGCAGCCGCGGCAATGCCACGGTGACCAGCTACGACTATGTGACTTCGGCCGTTGTGAAGCTGAAGCACGAGGCTATTGGCCCGCTCAGGAACACCAAGGCGATCGCTCCGTTCTCGTGGCTCGTCCGGACGATCCGAGTCCTGACGAATCGCAAGCGGGACGTTCCCGTTACCGTGGCATCGAGGTTGCTGCTGGGGCGCCCAATGATTACCGTGACAGCCGCTGGCTACACCATTCCATTGGTGCACGCCGCCCCGGTTTCGGAGTTCCCGTCACTTCCGGAGCATGCAGAGGTGGATTCGCTGGCCCTTGACCGCGAGGAACTTGCTGGCGCTCTGGACCGTGTGTGGATCGCGGCCAGCAAGGATGACACGCTGCCGATCCTCACGGCCATCCAGCTGGAGTGCTCCGGTAAGGCTCTGACGTTCCGCGCCACGGATCGCTACCGCCTAGCCACTGAGACAGTGCAGCTGCCCCGAGCTGTCCAGGAGTTTACGTTCCTGCTCCGCGCTGCTGCTTGGAAGTCAATGGCGAAGCACCTCACCGGGGACAAGATCAGCCTCCGCGTGCTCGTCACCGCGGACCACGCTGGCCGCCCGGGCGGTAGCTACACACTTTCGCTGTCTTCTGGCGATGCCGCGTTCACGCTGACTGGCATCGAGGGCGACTACCCCAAGATTGGCACGTTGTTTGCTGACTCCTACGAGCGGACGTTGGAGGTGAACCGCAGGGATCTGCTTGACCAGGTGCTGGTTGCGAAGGAGCTGACAGAACCGCGTCAGCCATCGCGCATCACCATGACATCTGAATCCGTCACTGTGGCACCGACCTTGCATGAGGGTTCTGAAGCCCTCGCTACTCCGCAGCTCGCAGCAGTCACGACGGGAGGCGGCCACTGGCAGGACCCGGCCGGTCTGGGGCTCAATCCCCACTACCTGCTGGAAGCGCTGAGAAGCACCACAGCAGAGGCAATCAGATTCTCATTCAACGAGCTGCACAAGCCAATCTGCATCACGCCCGTTCAAGGCAAGGACGAGAAGCCAAGCAGCTACCGCCACCTGATCATGCCCGTGCGCATCCCGAGCACCCTGGGCGGCGAGTAAATGGCTTGGATCCAACTGACCCCCGAGCAGCAAGAAGCAGCGACGCTAGCTGGCCTCCTCAGCCGCCCCGCGAAACTCAACACCTGTAGTGCCTGCAAGAAGGCGCTCAACGGCCAAGGCGAGTGTGATTGCTCATGAACGGCATCGAAGCACCCGCCCTAAAAGCCGTCACAGTAAAGAACCCCTGGGCATGGTCGATCCTCCATGCAGGCAAGGACGTCGAGAACCGCTCGCAGTCCATCAACCACCGCGGCACCCTCTATGTCCACGTGGCGAAGCGGGACGACGAAGCCGGGTACGAGAACGAGACGTTCCGCCAGGCGCGGGCAGCCGCGTCCCAGGCGGTCAAGAACAACCTCAAGTTGCAGGGCCATGTGCTCGGAACCGTCGAAGTTGTGGGCTGCCATTACTCCACTGAATGCCGAACCGCCGAGGGTTACTGCTCAGAGTGGGCCCGCCCCGGTTTCTTCCACTGGGAACTAGCGAACCCGCGACCCCTCGCATGCCCATTCCCTGAAGTTGGGCAGCTCGGCCTGTGGAATCTGGCGGCGAACGCATGAGCCGGCCTATGGAGGTCACCATTCACCCGCCCGTCCCAAACTTCCGGCCGACTGTCGAGCAGGCCGGTAATGCAATCACTCAGGCGGTCCGGACCTTTCAAGCATCGATGGAATGGCAGGTGGATCGGATCAGAGAGGCCGAGCTCTCGCAGAGCAAGCGTCTGACCGATGTGGAGCTGGCGGCAGAGTTCTGGCACGCATCCCAGGTGGCTACTTACGCTCGCGGCCGTCTCGACTGGGGCTTGCCTGGTTACAGTCCGATCTCCGCTGATCGGGCCGAAGACATTGAGCATGTTCTGAGCCGCTTCGCGGAACTGCCGCACTACGACGACGGCGAATAGAAATGGCAGACGACGAGTGCATGCACGACGGCGAGCACTGTCTTCCGTTGCACTGCCCAGACTGCGGCCGGTTCAGCAGACATTCCTGGGACACGGGATGGTTCTACACGCAGAACGGCGCTAACCAGCGCTGGGGCGGGACCTGCCTGGTTCACGGCGAGTGGTCGGATGCGACAGCATGACCGCGCACCCCGCACAAGAGGTTCCACCGGACCCCGTACCGATCCTCACAGCCAAACTCGCACTGCTCCTACAAGAACATCCCGACTTCTACGCCCAAATCTTCCCCACCAAGAAGGACAAACCATGATCAGGAAACAAGGTAAGGCTCGCTGGGTCTACAGATGCGACTTCTGCGCTGTGGAGCTCACCGCCGTAGACCAGCTCCGCATCCTGGAGGCGCGCAACAAACACCTCCGTGGAAATCTAGGCCACGTCTTCAACATTCTTGCGGAGGCCATCAAGCCTGTTGCGGATCTGATCAACCGAGCCGCATCCAGTGGTGAGCCCCTTCAAAAAGACTTCGGACTTGCCCCGTCTCCGAACGTTCCTCACGATCCGAGCCTCTTGAAGGACCGGCGAAAGTGGGGCGGACTATGAGCAGCGTCCCCGAGGAACTGCACGCGTCCCATTCGGCCAACGGCATCATCCGTCCTGGATGCAAGTTCTGCAACCCGGCGTTCGTGCACTACGTCGAGCTGACAGCCGCCGAACCTGCCTTCGACGGGTGGCGAGGCCTACCCACGCTCAAGTTCGAGTGCCGAGGGAACCGCACCGCAGAGTGCCATCAGTATCCAGAGTCTTGCGGGTGCGAGAGCTTTCCGTGCGGGCACCCATACATCTCTCACGAACAGTGCTGGATGCAGGACTGGTTTGACAGCAATTGCGTCAGCTACGCGGGTGAGGACAACGACGACATGCAGGAAGGCTGTTTGCCTCGGGACGTGACCAGGTCCGGACCAATAACGACAAGCTGGGAAGACGAATACGTGGAATGGGAGTGGGCAGGGTGAGTGCTGCGACTCAACACAACACGGGCTACTCGGTCTACAAGGGCGCCGAAGACTGCGGCCACCTAGCTCCGGAGGATGAGGAATCAGAGGCCTATGCGGAGTGGGCATCTGACCACCCAGAAGGTGAGGGGCTGGACAGCTGCGTGCAGATCTGTGAGCGCTCGCCAATCGGCGTCTTCTGTCAGGAGTGTTCCCAGGACAACGGTGACTGGATTGCTCATCTCACCTATTGCGATGAGTGCGAGTATCCGCTGGAGGACGACGGCACGTGTCAGTGCGAACCGGAAGCAGAGGAACAGTGAGCGCCGAACGACCGAGCTGTTGCAATGAGCATGGTCCGTGGGGTGCAATCTGCACCGACTGGCCCGGGCACCGCTACTCGCACTTTGATGGCAGCAAAGACACGTCCTGGCAGGACGACTGGCGGGAGGAGACCCCGCCCGAAGGTGGCGGCACCCTCATCGATGACGAGTGAAGAGAGGTCTTTGCGCCAGTTGCGGTCATCACCACGGAGAAGCTTACGGTCAGTGGCCATCCTGCAAGGGCTATACCTACCCAGAGAATTCGAACGGCATTCGCCGGTGCGCGTGCACCGGCCCAGGAACACAACGAGAGGAGTTGCCGTGAGCGAACAATTCAGTGGCCGCCCCAAGCCGCTCATACAGATCATGCGCGACGCGGAAGACCCCAAGGGTGGGGCGACTCTGGCCGAGCTGTCCCAGTTCATCCAGGAAGCAGAAAGGGCCGGCATTGACCCCCGCACGCCCGTGCTGGTGCGAGTCGGATTCTCAGGCCAGATCAAGAAGCTTCAGACAGGAGGACGCTCTCGATGAGCAAGCGGAATCCACATGACCTCGTTGAATTCGTGGAGGAGGTGCTCGGCATGCAGCTGCTGCCGTGGCAGAAGGACTACCTGCGGCGCCTCGACCTACTGCGGACTCCCGCGCCTATCTTCGTGCGGCGCGGCCGATACACCCACAACTTGCCGAGACCGGCCATCATGAAAGAAGGTCCATCCAGTGCCATGGCTGAAGCAGGGCGACGCGGCGGCGAATCACCCGATCGTCCTCTCAGCAGTGGAGATGGAAGATGCAGATGACCGGATTCTCAATGAGTGCTTCGGTTTCGTGGCCCGTTGCGCTACCCAGGCGGCAGCGTACGAGCAGGATTACATCATCAGCGTCGGCACAGCCAAGCTCATGGCCGGCTCGTTGGGGAGATACAACGAGCTGATCAAGGCGGCGAAGTTCTGCGGCTACCTCACAGAAACATCGATCACCGTCGAGGGCGAAGAGCGCAGAGCTTTCAAGTTGGTTGAGGACAATGACCTCTTCCACATGATCCTCAAGGCAGAGCGCGAGTGGGACAACCAGAGAAAGAAGGACACCAGGAACAATGAGCTGACATGGAGAGTAAGAGCCCGCGATGGCGACGCATGCAGATACTGCGGCAAGTCCGTGGCTTGGGGAGACACCAAGTCGGGCCGAGGAGCCACCTATGATCACGTCAACCCCGGCAAGGCCGCAACAGTGGACACGCTCGTTGTCTGCTGCCGCGAATGCAACGGACGACGACAGCATGACCCTGAAAGCAACTGGAAGACCCTTCCAGTTCCGGATGAGCCGATCATTGGCCCAGCAACGGCTGCTTTCATCGCCAAGCACGGCACACCGATAGAACCCACCTACACCCGACCAACAACAACACCGGCCAGCAGTACCAAGGCAACGGACGACACGCACCCCGTAGAGCAGCCCACAGCGGCCGCTCCGGGAACAGACGAGGCAACGGCTCACTCCGGCCCGTCCAGCGAATCACCGGCCCATACAGCTCAGGCCAAGCATCAACCGGCAGCAACGGCACACCCGGCTGCAACGGGATCCAGAACCAACACCAGACCAAATCCTGACCCAGGACATAGGTCTCCCGGATCTGGATTCGTCGGGACGGGTAGGGACGGGACGGGTCTGGCAGGTAAGGGCAGTGAAGGGCAGGAAGCCCCGCACTCAACCCAAGGCAAACCCAAGAACCAAACCAAGAGACGAAGACGCCCCCGCAACCGAGGACGGAACTGAACATGCCTACCAAACGACTTTCATCGCACAACTCACCATCAGAAGATCAGCTCCAAGAGTCTGTCCTGCAACTCGCCCAGTACTTCGGCTATGAGCTTCGCTATCACAACCCAGATAGCCGGCGTTCGCAGGCTGGCTTCCCGGATCTCGTCCTCGGCAGTTTGTCCAGGCGTCGCGTCCTGTTCCGGGAGCTGAAGACTGCAACGGGCCGGGTGCGCCCTGCCCAGGTCATCTGCCTGAAGATCATGAAATTGGCCGGCCTCGATGCTGACGTGTGGCGCCCCGAGGATCTGCGGAGTGGACGTATCCAGCGAGAACTGAGAGGTGACAAGTGACGACCTGCACGGCTGAAGACTGCTACCGGGAAACTTCGCTGTACCTGTGCACTGACTGCATCGTGGAGCTGGATGGCTTACTCAAGGACGTTGGCCCATTGGTCCAGTTCCTTGACGGCCCGATCCACAACATGAGCGTGACGAGAAGCCCTGGTGCTGGAGGAGGAAGCGGACACCCCGGATCTAAACCAGCCATGAACGTAGACGCTTGGCTGCTGAAGGCGTGGCTGTGCCAGCTGCCCGACCGCGCCCACGCCACTGCAATGGACAATCCGGATGCGGGCAAGGTGCTGTACATGGCCCGCGAGTGGGTGCCGAGAGCACGTGACTTGGTGTGGGGCCCGGAGGATAAGCGTGTGTACGGGCGGTGTGAGGAGCCTATCGATAGCGACGAAGAGACCGACGCTGAAGACGAGGAGCTGAAGTTCTGCGACGGACAGTTGGTTGCACACCCGGACGACGTTTCAGTGAAGTGCCCAGCATGCATGAAGGTCCATCTGATCTCAGACATATTGGCTCGGCTCCGAGCCAGAGCAAGAGGAGAGCCAATGCCACCACGGGCTGTCCGTGAGTACCTGCATCGTAAAGCGCGGGTGATGATCTTGAAGAAGGACTTCGAGAACTGGGTACAGCTCGGCCGACTGGGCTATGTCCTGGATCGTGTGACAACAACAGGAAACCCGCAGCGCGTCTACTATCCGGGTGATGTGCTCAAGGTGTTTGAGCACATGCGGTCGAGAAGACGGGTGCCGCTCTGAAAGTGTAGTACCCTAATTCCGAGGGGATAGCTGTCCCTACAGCTTTGAATGAAGGCCTCGACGGATAACCGTCGGGGCCTTTGTCATGTCCAGTCAAGGTGGTGAGACTGATGTGAACGGACTGAGCATCCCCTCATGGTCAGGCAGGCGAGCAGGTGAAGCGCTGGCCAAGGTCAAGGCCGAGGGCCGACGACGCAACGCGGTCTGCTGCATCTGTAAGCAGAGCATCGACTACTCACTGTCCTATCCGCACAAGCAGTCGTGCAGTGTGCAGCATGTGAAGTCACGCAAGCTGTACCCGCACCTGACATGGGAGCCGAGCAACTGGAAGCCCGCGCACCTGGACTGCAACAAGGCGGCTGGCCCGGGCGAGGATCTCAGCATGGGCATCACTTCCGAAGACTGGTGACCGTTCGGGCCTCGAAAAAATCCAGCAAGGCGGATCGCCGGACAC